AGGGACAACCGCCGTCGGCTTCTGCCGCCACGCCTTGAACCACTCGTAGGCCGCATGGGCCGCGAGGACCAATCCAGTATTCAGTTCAACGGGATCAACCGTGACTCCGTGAACGCCGTAATGGGCTAGTGCGGCCTGGACAGCGGACGAGGCGACAAAGGCCGCGATAGTGACACAAGCCCGGGCGACGAGTTTTCCAAGCATCACGTTAAAAAGCCAGTTCTCCATGATTCCTCCTAGAAGTTAAGCTGTAAGCCAGTGAACACCTTGAAATATCCATGGTTCTTTAGCTGGCTATACTCCCAAATAGGACCCGCGCTAAACGTGACCGGGCCAGCCGTCGAAGGCGTCAGGACGTTGATTAGTCCGGTCCACTTGGCCGGGACAACGGCCAGGGCCGCGTTCTGAAACCAGGGCAGGACGTTAGCGACGGGGCCAACGTCTAAGGTAAGTTTCCCCGCATTTAAAGAACCGCCAATAGCCAGCGGGGTCCAAGACTCGCAAACTATGTTCGGAAGCAAGCAGCCGTCTTTCGGGCTATGAGTAAATGCCGGGAGCATGGAGCCCGCCGACGATCTGCCAAGGCTCACAGGATCAACCAAGGCCCCGGCGATAAGAACGGGATGCGCGGGGTCAGTGAATACCGGATTCGGACGGAAATAAGGATTCGCGGAAGCCGCCGACGCCAGTAAAAAACTAATCACAACTGTGGATAATTTGTTCATAACTCTCCTATCCGGCGTAAGTGAAGTAATCCGCTTCCAGAGATTTCCCCGACGGGTCCTCAACCGGGAACGCCTGACTAGACCGCATGACGCCAACCGACTTGCCTACATTCGCCACCATCGGCACATCGTGACCAAGAGAACTGCTAGGTTCCATCGAGACAGCATATATGACGCAAACGTGCCCATGCGCTTCTCCTAAACGCTGAGAGGGTAGGCCCGCGATAGCGAGGCCGTTAGAGAGTGCCCAAATCGTCGCATCTGAGGCGTCAACCTTCGCCCACTTTCCCGACTTGTTCGTTAGCATGGTCTGATAGATTTCATCGGCCATGAGCCCGTCAAACTCCGTACAGCCCATTTGGTCCGCAATCCAGTCAACCGCGAGGTTACAGTAAGTCGTCCCTTTCTTCGGCTTAAAGGACGGGTCGTTTAGTGCCGCATCGCAAACGTCTTTGATATCGGTCATTTGGAAACCACTTTCTGCCACCCGTTAGCATGAAGAATCAGGAGCGTAAGGGCTCCCACTACAGCCGCGATAAAAGCTCCAAGTGACCATCGTCCAAACTCCGCAAACTTCCCGTCTAGCCACTCTTTCAAGGCGTCTTTCATCGCCGCTTTGAATTCGTCGCGGGTTAGGTCTGATTTTCGGCGGTCATTGTCCATTGTCATCCCTTGAGTTCATGAGTGCCCTAAGAGCCGCCCCGACCTTCGCGCCCTTCATTTTAGGTAGCGCACTTTTTGACCACAAGTCCGTAGCCGCATCAGGGAGATATTTTCCTTCCGCGCCTTGAGAGAGAGGACCTAACGGAAGATTCTCGGAAGCGGCAACGGCCCGCCGCGCCATCTTCCCGCCAGTAAGACCCATCATAGAAGCCGCCTTGAGGGTCCAGCTTGACGGGGCACCCTTCCCGCCAGTCGTGAACGCTTCGGCAGCAATTGAGTTGAAAATGTTTCGCGCCTGGGCTTCGCCGCCAGGGAGTCCCGCGCCTAGAACTTTAATCACGTTCTCGGCTTCCTTCGGGTTCCTCGTCATCACTGAGCGGAGGGAGTCAACAGCGTTCTGCTGTAGCTTGCTCCTGACGCGGGTTCCGGTGAATTCCTGTAGCTTTTCCTGTGCGTCCGCGATTGGTCCGAATTCATCCCAAAGTTTCGCCACGGCGGGGCCTACGTCATCACGGACAGAGGACCGGAGCATGGCGTTAGCCTGGACTAAAAGCTGTTTGGTCGAGGGGGTTATTTTCCCCGACTCAAGAGACATGCCCTCATCAATTATTTTCTTCGCGTTGAGGGCCTGACGGAGATTGATCTTTTCGGCCTGGGGGACGCGGGTAATCCCATCGGCGGCGATTCTCGTCTCGCCAAGCTCTTGAGGTTCCAGGGTCTTTTCAAGGGTCGCAAGGATAGACGAATCCTTCCCGACCATCTTCCCGGCCAGTTCTTCGGTCCTGGGATCGGACAATCCCCGGTAGAACATTGAGGACTTAATCTTTTCGAGGATGTGCCTGACCTGAGGTATTTTGTCGCCCTTGGGGGAGGACTTCACGGCGTTTTCAGCCTCACCGATTGCCTCGCCCTTGGCCGTCCTAGCCGCGCTCAGTCCTTCCGTGGCTTCCCCGACGTTCGCCATGGCCGCTCCTTTTTCAAGGTTCTGCGGGGTAAAGACTTCTTTCGATCCTCTGCCCTGGACGTATTCAGTGATGGGGGCGGGGATGCCAACGTACTGAGCCAGTCCAGCGGGCAATTTCTCTTTAAGGGCGTTTCCAGCCTTTTCGATATAGTGGTTGAATACGCTCCCGACCTTGTTCCCGGCGTAGCCGATAGCCGCGCCCGCCGCTTCGTTTCCAAGCAACTGTTTCGGGCTGGCGGGGATAGCGTACCCGCCCATCTTCAAGGCCCCGCCGATGAGGCTTGTAGACAATCCAGGGTAGCGGTCCTCTAGGCTCTGCCCTGCCTTCCGTAGACCGTCCTGCGCCATCCCTAGCGGGGCCATGGCCGTCCCGGCGACGATACCCGACGCGCCCTGAATGTTCTCTCCGATACCGCCAGCGGGTCTAGATTGGGTGTAAGCGTTGCGGGCCGCGAGAACCTGATTCTTGGCCGCGTTGTAGTCGTTGGGATGTTCAGCGATAGCCTTAGTCCAGGCGTCATGTTCCATCTGAGCGGGGAACACGCCGGGGACGTTGCGCGGGGAGTTGGGGTCCTGGGTATCGGCGTAGCCTGATTTGTCGGGCGCGGTTCCTGACTTCGCCGCGATATAGGCGTCAGGGTTAAAACCCCCTGCGGCGGGGGCCTTCTGAGCGAGGTATGCGTCTGGGTCGAAGCTATTGCCCATTTAGAGAGATAATCTTCGCCGCCCGAGGATCGTTAGGGTTGGCCTTGGCCCACTGGACGGCCTGGGAGTCCTGGGGATGGGGCTTGGCCGCGCCGGGTTGGTCGATATAGCCGGATGGCTTGTCCAGCGTGTTAGGGGTCGCCCCGGTCATTCTAGAGGCCCTGGAATAGCCCTCGGCCATGACAGCCGCCTTCATGCCCTGGAATCCAGTCGAGTTAAGTCCACGGGCGATAGTCTCGTTGGCTTTCTTGTCGGACTCCTGAGTCCCGGCCCCGCCCGCGATAACCTGGGAGTACAATCCTCTAGCCGAGTTGGCGAGGGCTAGGACTTGGTTGGCCTGTGGGTCGTTCGTCTGAGCTAGTCCCTTTTGCCAAGCGTTGTTGAGAATCTGTAGAGAGGTAGGGGACAGGTTTTTAACAAGCGGCTCCATCTGGCGCAAGGTATCGTCCAGAGAACCCACGTTAGACGCAATCTCGAAACCCTTACCGCCTTCCATCCGTCCCGTAGCCTTGGCCGCGTTGAGGCTCTGCTCTCCCGCGACGGGGGACCAATTCGGGTCCTCCATCAAGGATTGAGCGATGATCTTAGCGCGAGGCCCCTTGAAATTGACCATTGAAACCGGGAGCGGGTTATTAGACCGTCTAGCCGCCAACCGCAGCGCGTTCATTTCCTGCGGGGTCAAGGCACTCTGACCGCCCGCCCCAGCCGCGTACCTAGCAGAAGTCTCCCGAGAGATATTGCTAATCTTCTGATCCTCGGAAATGGGCCCCGGCTTGTTCTTCAATACGTTGGTCTGCGCGTTGTTTTTGTCAATCTCCGACTTCTTCAAGTTCATTCCCAGGGTATCAGGGGGGGTGATACCGAGGGAAAGAGCGGCCATGCGTCCCATGGCGTGATCCTGTTGCGTGGCGGTTCCGTCGTCAACCTTCGCAAGATACTGAGAGTACGCCTGTTGGGCTTCCATGACCGATTGCTTCTTTTTGTTCTGGGACGCAACGTCGAACCCGGTTTGCGCGAGTCCACCGAGAGCGGGTAATGCGTTAGAAAATCCCGTCGGCTGAGACACCAATGGGACCTGGACTTGTGCCGCCCGTTCCAAGATAGGGGCAACGCTTTGCGGTTGGTAAATCGGTCCGTAGTCCATTAGGAGTAGAACCCCGTATACGAATTGTTCGCATTTGTCGCGCCAGGATTGTAGGTGTTGCTGTTGACGTAGCTCTGATTCCCGAGAGTGTTAACATTCTGATTCATCTGTAGGGCTTGAAGGGCCGGATTTGTCTGGGAGCCGTAATAGCTCATAAGACCGCCGCCAACCGTCCCCGCGAGTCCGGTGTAAGAGTTAGCCGCCTGTTGCTGTGACTGAGCCTGTCCCAACTGTAGGCTAGTCAGGTAGGACTGGTAGGCGGCGTTGTTTTGGTTGTCGGCTCCCTGGGTCGCAAAGTTGGTCGCCATGTTCTGTTCGCCAACGCCGATATTGGTCATGGCGTTTTGTTCGGCTAACTGGACCTGACTCGCGGTTGCCGCGTTGGTGTCCTGGTTAAGCTGTTGGTCCGCGCTGACCTGATAGTTTGATAGGGCGGTCTGGGCGTTGGCGGCAAGACCCGCCTGGTAGCGGGCGTAAGCCTCAGACGCTGCCCCGCCGTTCGCAAGACCTGATCCTTGAAGCTGGCTCTGGATAATCGGAGACTGTTGAGCGAAAGCCGCCGTCTCCTGTCCGGTCAAGGCGTTCTGTAGGGTCGTCGAGTTGGTACCAATCGCCGCCTGTTCCTGGGCTAGAGCGGTAGCCTGGGCCGATTTAGTGTCTGAGGCGGTCTGTTGCTCGGTAGCAAGGTTCTGAGCCGTCTGTGCGGCTTCTGCCGCCACCTGTTGCTGATACTGGTCCTGCTGTTGCTTCTGCGCGTTCTGCGCGTTCTGATTGGCCTGGGCGACGGCGGATTTCTGCGCGGACTGAGCCTGTTGGCCCGCGTAGATTCCATAGCCAAGAGAACCTATGGCGACGATAGTTCCAGTGACGGCCATTAGCTTAGCCTCCGAGCATAGATTAGGTCAACCAAGGTGTAACCAAGGCGACGTAGAAGCGGGGAAAAATCGTGGTCCTTCTTAACGTGATGATAGACAGCCTGGACGCCAAGAGACTTTAGCTCCCCGTCGCACCAGTTGATAAATTCCTTTCCGAATCCCCTCTTTTCGGGGTCGATGAAAATAATATCCTGGTGGGCTTGGAGAGACGCCTTATAGTGGGGGTTAGGCTTCACCGCGTAGATGGAGTATCCGATAAGGACCCCGTTCTCTCGCGCCGTATATACGCCCAGGAATCCGCGCTCATCCAGCATACGGTAGTAATCCCAATCAGGGTCAAGGGGAATATCCTTGAAATGGGCAACTTCCCGCCAATGCTTCTCAATGAGAGGTTTAATCTCATCCTCAATCGCCAGGACGGTTTCTCGCGCGAATGTCGCTTTAGTCGTAGCGGTAATCACATCGGCCCCTGAGGCATCGGCGCACCATGCGCTCCGTGCTTCGCCATGATCTGAGCCTTGATTTCGGGCGGGATAACTTTGTTGATGAGTTGAGCGGCCCCGTCCACCCCGAGTTTAGCCACGGCCCCGGCAAGCTCCGTCAAAACGTGTTCCGGCAACTGGTCGAGAGGGACAGGTTTTCCAAAAGCCTTAGTCACCGCCTGAATCAGTTGCGGGTCTTTGCGTAGAGCCATGAGAGCTTGTGTAGAGAGCTTGGGGGCCTGGGACGGATTCCCCTGGGCCGGGACCGCGCCGCCAACCTGATTTGGATTCTGTAACATTTTATTGCCTCAATTCCTGATGGTCAAACTCAATCGAATAAATCTCAAAATTCTGCGCTGCGGTGCTGTTTGAAACCTGGAACTGAATCGAGTACCCGACCTGTCCGACCAAGATAGGGGCAGACTTGGTTCTAACTCCCGTCCCTGTCGTCATGTCGATAGTCGTACTGGTGTACGATCCTTCATCTATAGCATACGAAAAAGTCAGGTTTCCGGCACTCTGTTTTTTGTAGTAAATGTAGGCCAGTCCAAACCTGTGCTGATTCTTGAACTGAATAAGTTTGGTCGTGAATGTTCCTGAGATGGCGGTCGATTGAGCGTCCGAGGTCGTTATTTGGTTAAGCTGAATGATCCCAGGAGTGCCGCCCGAATAAGAATTGACCCCGTAGAGGTTCCCGAGGAAGTAGCAGAAATCCGCGATAACACCGTTGGCGTTACTCTGCCACTGCCAAAACGCCCCGGTCTTATCAATGACGTAGGTAAGCTCTTTGTCTACGTTTGAGAAAGCGGAGAGAGCGTTAGGGACTTGGAGCCAGTAGGAACCGTTCACGATGATTGACGAGGGCTCAGCCGTCACCGTAGGGACGTTCCCGGTATTGAAAGCGTTCATCTGCGCGAATTCCGATCTAACAATGTCGTATTTGAGAATCTTGGAAACGGCCCCGGCCCCGTTGTAGGAGTAAAACCCATTCTTACCAAGCATGAGGAATCCTTGGGCCAGTTCAAATAGCTGTACTGACTTGGGGCTGTTGATGAAGAAATCCGACGGGACGTATACCTGAGTCAACGTGTACGTCGGGGAGGCTGGATTGAACGCCGTTCCGTTTAGCTTCCACATCGAATTATTTTTTAGGATACAGTTCGATTGTCCGTCGTAGAAAAGACCGACGATAGGAAATCCGTCGTTAGGGTTTACGGGCTGATTATTCGACGGGGGCCAAATTTGCGGCTGGAACAGGTTAGACCACTGAACAAGGGACGGGGCCGCTATGCTGTTCGCCGCGAAAATGTAGTTGGAGAACGGCAATGAGTACGCCATCTGCGGGAAATTGGGGAGAGTGTAAGAGACGCCACCGGAATTGGTCGTAGGGTAGTTCGCGGCCAACGTCAAAGACGTATCGCTTTGGACGGAGAGAATCGTTCCAGTACTCCCGTCGGGAGTAGAGATAGACGCGAACCCCTGAGATATCGCCAGGGCAGAGATACAGGAGAACTTAGTCCCGGTACCCGTAACCGTAGTCGAGTTGTTGGCAGTGACGATAGTACCGATGGGCAGGGGGTTTATGAATTGAAGATTGGACCCGTCCCAGGCGACGGGAGCCCCGCCCCAACCGCTGATCCAACAATTCTGATTCATGTCCGCAAAGCTAACGCGGTAGCTAGACGGCCAGCCGTTCGTGATGTTGTAGGAAGCCCCGCTGATGGTCGCTCCAAAGACTCCCGTAAGGGTCAGGGACGTATCAGAGTTTACGGATTGAATGACCCCGACCACGTTGCTGGAAATGAACAGGGCACCGGGAGCAGCCGTCCCGACTCCGTATGTCCCGCCCGTAAGCCAGTTCGTTCCAACGCCAGTGACCGCCGTACTCGCGGGACAGGAGGCCGTCCCGGTGGTCGCCGTAACGCAAAGGTTAAGGTCCGTACCTAACGCGCTATAGCAGAGGAAGTTCTTGGAGACGCCCGCCGATCCGTAAATAATCATCTGCTCGGCACCCGAGAAAACAGAATCGTGGGTGGAGTATCCCGAGAACGCCCGGCCAATCACGGTCCCGGTGTTGGTCTGTAGCTGGCCCGGCTTCTTGGTCAATGCCCCGTCGTCGTACCAAACATTATTCGCGGAAGGGGTTTGAGTCTGCGGCAAACGGTTTGGGGAAATAAGGGTGTTAAGACCCCCGGAGAAGTCTTGAAGTACGCTAGGATCGTCGGTAGTTTCAACCTTCGCCACTAGTAGTCACCGCCGTTGGGGCTAGGGAAATTCCCGGGCATATTCAAAAATGGGTTTTGGTTAATCATGTTGTCCGACGACTGGACGATAGGAAAGTAATCGCCGTTGGCCGACTCGGACAGGATCATGTTCTCGATACCGTTCTCGTACATCGCTTTACACTTTTCCTCGCCGGGGTCGTTCAGGAACTTGTTTCCCAACCACTCCACGCCATCATAGAGGACGTTTTGATAGACCACAGGGATGAGCGGGATATCGGTGTTCGTAGCCAAATCGGTTTGAATGAGTTGGTAGCGGAACTGGATATTGTAGAGGGAGTCGGGGCAAGGGAAGAACGCTATCTGCTCCTGCTTGGCCGCGCTGACCGCTATCTTAGGGTCGAGGCCGAAAAGGAAATATCCCGTCGGGTTTGAGGTCGTGTTAATGTCGGGCTGGAACAGGTCGAGCGAGTAAATCCCAAGACAGGTTAGTTTGGCCGGGGTGTTCGTCTGCCTGACGTCTAGAACCTTCCAGCAATTCGACGGCAAATCGTAGTAAGTAGTCCGCAAAGTGTATGTAAGACCACTCGCGGAAGCGATAGCGGGCTCCGTACAAGTAAGGACCTGGCCTGAAACCGAAGAAACCTCATACCAGTTCGTATCATTGGCAACCTGGATATAGCACCCGGCGGCGTTGGCCGTCGTAAAGGCGGTTCCAAGCCCGGTAAAGTTCGCGCTCCCCTTGACCGTGGTAATGGTTCCCGTCGTTTGGTCCGTGACGGTCTGAATGAATCCGTTAGTGTAGAGCCATTCCCACTGACCGTCATTTCTAGAGGCGATATCCTGAATGATGATGTTCGCCCACCGCGTCAGGCGGGTTTGGTTGGCCGTAATTGTGGGGTCGAGGTTTAGACGGTCACCGACTCCATCCCAGATATTTTGGAGCGTGAAGGCCATTTATCCTCTAGAGTTGGTCGTAAGAAATCAAAACAGAAGTCAGGTTCGCGTCAACGGAAACGTAAAGACCATCGGGAAAGTAAAAACCCTCGGAGTAGTTGAAAGTCACCCCTTTGCTCGTAGTCCCGGTTTCCGCGATGTAGATAGTCCCAGAGGAAGTGGTCCCGTCGCGCAACGTCACAACGGAGCCGCCCCCGCCTGTGCTGATGATGTTCATGGCGTAGACAGTAATGGGCTTCCCAGAAAGGCCGACAACACCCGCCGCCGTTACTAGAGCCGTTCCGTGCTTATTTCCACCCGCCATATTTTCTCCTAGAGTTGGTCGTAAGAAACGAGAACTGAGGTTTGGTTTCCGTCTGCGGTGTAGTACGCCCCGCCAGGGAGATAGAAACCCTCCGAGTAGTTGAAAGTGACGCCTTTGCTCAAAGTTCCCGTTTCCTGAATGTAGACGGTCCCTCCAACACCCACGTTGTTGAACTTGACTACCGCCGCCGTGCTAGTGCTTATAACGTGAACGGCGTAGATGGTAATTGGCGTAGCGGCCTTACCAATCTGCCCCGAGGTCGTTAAGTAAGCCGTTCCGTGCTTGTTCCCGCCAGCCATAGATTCTCCTTAGTCGTGCTTCTTGCGGGCCTTGTGGATGCGAAGTCCGTTCTCTGATCTAAACTCCATTCCGCATCCTTCGGCCTGGCACTTAAACTCAACGGCGGTCTTAGTGGCCGCGTTCTCGTCGTACTCGATAACAGGAACGTCCTCATTGTCCACGGCCCAACCTTCCTTGGGGTCTGCGGAAACTTCAAGCGGCTGCGGGATCGCCTTATCTCGGCGGGCGCGGCTCTGAGCATCCCGCATCGCTTCTTTCCAGGCTTCCTGACCGGGGCCGCGATCAAGATTAAGAACTACCGGGAAAACGGGAACGTCTGATCCATCGTCGTCCTGAATCTTGGTCATAAAAGGCTTCAAGCATGGAGGGGTTTTGGCGAACCGGATCACCCGGTCCACGAATCCCGCACCGACGAGTAGGACGGTTCCTTCGACGGCGCAAACCTTCTGGCGAAGGCGATTATCGGCTGACAGTAGTGCCATGTTCAAGCTCCTTTTTGTTAGGTAGTTTTTCCAGCAACTCTCTCAACCGGACGGCGTAGGTATGAGAAATCGAGACGCGACGTCCATTCCTGGCGATGCCTTCCCGCTTGGCGTCATTGGCGAGGAGGTCTTTGACGACGGACCTAAGCTCATCAAGGTCCGAATAGGCCGCGTAGTGAACGCCGTCTATGAAACCAAGACGCTCCATGTCGGGTAGGCGGGGGCTGACGAGGCAAGAGCCGGAACACATCGCCTCAAACGGACGCATCCCGACATCGTGATTGATCGCCTGGTTCAATACCAGTTTTGACTGAGCGTACTTTTCGGTCATCTCGCGGAACATCCGATTTCCGAAGTAGAGCTTGGGGACCACATCGAAGAACGCATGGACGGTTTCAACCCGCGCCCCGGCGTGTTGGGTGTGAAAGTTACCGATGAAACAGCCGTCGTAGACCTTTTCACGTTCCCCGACATGGTGAATCTCAGGGTCGCAACCCAGGGCCAGGTAGGACGGGTTAACGTGCCATGGAAGGTCAAGGCCGCAGGACTGAGCGACGGTGACGTAATCGAACTTCCCCGCCTCTACGAACTTCAAACGCCAATCTGTGTCAAGGTGTACGTCGATGGCGTAGTAGGCCGACGGATGGAGTTCGGGATTCCAAACCTGTTCGGGAAGGCCGTCGTCAACCTTGAGGAAGAAATCAGCGTCCCCCGGCTTCACCTTGTGGATGTCATCGGGGTAAACGTGCTGGACTTCATGTCCAAGCTGTTCAGCCGCACGTTTAAAATAGATTCCAGTTGAATCGGGCCTAACGCGGTCCTCGTAGGAAACGATGATCTTCATGCCGCCACCGCGCACATTCGCATTTCGACGGGCATGTTGAGTCGGTCGCACTCCCGCGACTCCCAAATATCCTCGGCGTAGTTCATCTGGACGTACTCGCTGATGACTAATGGTTTCTTTTGGCAAGAAATCATGAACACGTAGCCGGGCTCAACGCTTTCCGTTCGCGTTATAGTCAGGTCCGTGGAAACCTCGATTATAGACTTGAGGCTTTCAGGGGTGAACGCATGGACATGGCTCGGATCGCAGGAAATAGCTTCGCAGTATCGCCAGTCAGGCACGATGATGACAAGCTGACCGCCGTACTTCAAAACCCTGGACCATTCGCGCAACGCCTTCGGAACGTCTAGGATATGCTCGGTTAGATGCTTGGCGAGGATGGCGTCTACCGACCGATCCGCGAATGGGTCAAGTTTGACCACATCGCAAGCCACTTCCCCGCCCGAAGGGATAAGGGCGTTGTATCCGACGCCGTAGTCTCCGTTTGGCCGGATATCGACGCCAATAACTCGCGGGTCAATTTTCTTGCCTCCGCATCCGAGGTCGAGGACCTTTCCGTCAAGATGCGGGGCCAGTTCTTCAAGGGCTAGTTTCTCCTCGGACTTGATGAAATCGAATCCACCCGCTCCCGGAAGCATATTGTTGGTCGTCGTGTACCAAGTCTTGAAGCCATGCTTCTTAATCAGGGCCGCGTTGATGGCTTCGGAATGGGCCTGGGAGTCCCAGTATTCACCATGGACACGCTTACCAGTAGCAGCGTAATGGTGGTAAAGAAAAGTACGACGACAGATGCCAAGGCGATAGCCCGCGTTGCGAATTCGGATAGAATAATCAAGGTCGTCTCCTCCCGGCAAAGACTCGTCGAGGTTCCCAATCTTCTCGATTACTTCTCTTTTGACGAGCATACACATACCGGAGAGAGCCGCCGTTTCGAGGTACGGGGGCAAGCCGATATGGTTGAAGGACTGATAGCCCATGATCGCGTTTGAAGTGGGACCGACGGCACCGACTCCCGGCTTATCAAAGGCGGCGATCATCTTGGGTAGCCAGCCGTAGTCATGCTCCATGATTTGAACGTCGTCATTGATGAAGCAAATGTACTTTGCCGGATCGTGCGCCAATGCCCACTCAAGTCCCCCGTTAATCCCGCCCATCCATCCGAGGTTATTCCCGGCGTTTAAGACGACGATGCGGGAGTCGTCGGGGATGGCTGACGCGGGCCACTTGTCCCCGTTGTTGACGAGGATGAGTCGGAACGGTTCAGCCGTGAAGCGAACCAAGGAATTGACGAAATTATTTACGGTATGGCTGTTGAACGTGGGGCAAATGAAGTCCACTGTGGCCCGCGCCGTATTGGCTGACTGTTGGGTTTTCAAGCGGCCACCGCCTGAGGGACGCAAACGAAAGACCCGTCATCCCTGTAGACCCCGGCGAACTTCTCTTTACGTCCAGTTGCCTTGATGTAGTCCCACTCCGTCGCCATCTCGGGATGTCTCAGGTGTCCCACCTTGACCGAGGTATCAACTACGATCTTGGCATCAAGCAGCCGCTTCGCGTTAATACAGAACCAAATATCCTCTCCGATGTCGGAGTTGGAGAAGAACATTCCGCGAGGCATCTTCTCTTTCATCTTGACGAGGAAGGGGACGGAGATGAGGACCACTCCAAAGCCGATGCCGTCAACCTTGACGACGGAATTGGGCTCGTAGTCCTCGACCATGTTATTGGAGAGTCTTTCTCCGGTGTCGCCCTTGATCCATTCGTGCTGATACATCACGGGCTTGAACGGGTATACCCGCTGTGTGCAAATCGGTGCGGCGATATCCGCTTTCTCTGCGACTAGAGTTTCGTACACGCGCTCAAAGCACTTGCGCGGAAGAATCATGTCGTCATCGGTCATAAACAAATAGTCCATGCCGAGTTTGATGGCCTCATTCGCCATCGTTTCGCGGGCGTAGTTTATGCCGCAACGTCCGGTGTTCCCGGTGAAGAACTTGAACCTCCCGGCAGACTCAAGGCGTCCCATCTCGATATACTGATCCAATCGGTTGTCGTGGGCGATACAGTCCACCATCCCCGCCGACGGCTCCGCGAGAAGAACCTTGATCTTCGTGTCGTCTTTGAATGGATTCGTTTCCATCGTCATAGACCCCCTGTTAATTTCCAATACTGAATCAAGAGCCAGTCCCACACATCCCCTTTGCGGGCGTAGTGAATCCGGTGTCCTAAATGCTTTCCGTCCGCGATGTCCTTTTCACGCAATAACTGATCGTCGAAATCGCAACGATAAAGATTGGGGGATTGAGACATTTCAATATCCCTATTGATCTTTAGAGAGCCCGAATCAGACCAGCGAAAAAACCGACTCCGCTGATGTCGTTCGAAAGAACGACGATAGGACCCAGGGCGAACGAGGAGCCGTTCGACTGAGCCGACACCTGACCCGCCGCAGGGCCGACGATGAAACCCTGAGCCGAGAGGCTGACCGCCGCCTTAGACGGATACATGGCGATGGACTGACGCGCACCGTAAGCCTGGACGAGGCCGTAGGCACCCGCCGCCAAGTCCGCATTGAGAACGCCAGCGAACGCGGCCACGTTGGAAGTGGACGGGGAGTTCACGGCGTTACCGTAGCTGACAGCGGCGGCGATGGTCGGAGCCGACTCGAAACAGACGAGCGTGTTGCCCGAGAGAGTCGCCGTGGACACATTCTGTCCAACGATGAACACCGCCTCGGCCTGACTGGAAGCCAACTGCTGAATGAGCATTTTATTTCTCCTTTACGCCGAGATGATGCTGAACTGCCCTGCGGTCACGGTCGCCTGATTGTAGACCGTAAGAGTCACGATGCCAGCCGTACCAGACGGTGACACCAGAACGTCAACCGGAGCGGGACCGGAGGCAAGCATGGTCAGGAAGTTCGCCTGATAGACCTTGCCAGCACCGATCTGTAGAGTACCGGGAACATCCCCGGCGACTCCGCTCCAGTCTCCCACGGTGAGCTTGACAGCCCCTCCGAGGGAAACCGACTTCACGTTATTCGTAGCAAAGGACATGGCTTACGCCGTGATCCCGGTCAGAGAGCCCAAGCGGCGGATGTTATCCGACGCAAGCTGACCCGCCCAGAGAATCTGAGCAACCTTGGCGTCCTGGTTGGCGGGCTGGATGAACTTCGTGGTGATGAAGTTCGTACCCTTGTTCGTAACCAACTTCAAGGCGTCCGAGGACAGCATATACATCTTGCCCGAAGGCGTATTTGGGTCGTAGGTCATGGTCGCGCCCTTGAAACGCAGGTTCTCAAAGCCAGCGTCGGCCATGTCGGTATCGGAATACCGAATCTGCGGCTGGACCGTTCCTTCGTAATACTGGAAGGAAGCCTGATCCGAGATGATGAGGTCCGGCGCACCCTTAGCCAAGGACTGGTTAGTGATGTTGTTGTACAGGTTCCTCATGTCGGACAGGCCACGCGCCGCGAACGAACCGGAAGCAGTCGTCTGACACTGCCACCAGGAGTTAGCCGACTTGCTGACCTGACCAATCGTGGTCGTCTGGTCAACGACGGTCTGAACGGTGTTGATGTTCGTGCCCGTCACAGTCGTCGCCCACAGGTCAATGTCCAGCTTGTCCGCGAGGGACATTTCGGACTGAGTCACCTTGGACTCAAGAATCTTGATGATAGCGGCGGTCCCGACGTTCTGGACCCGATCTTCAAGACCCGAAATGCTGACCGTCGCGGCGTACTGCGCCCACAGGTAAGAAGCAGCCGTCAAGCCTTCCTGCGGGGTCGTGTCGATAATCCCATAACCGCTGTAAGACTTCGCGGTCGTGTTCTTACCGTACATGAGGGGCATCATCAAGTTAGCCCCGCCATCCACGGTCATTTTCCCTTTCTTCTTGAACCACATGAAGAGGGGAATCTTCGTGAAGATGTTATCCGCGAACTTCTTTTTCGGAATGGACGCCAAAGTGGTGCTCAATAGAGCGTCCACATTGGAGGGTCCATAACTAAACTGCTGGCCGGGGACGCTCATGTCGTTTTCTCCTTAGGTTTATTTTTGATACCCGGTGGAGTTGTTTCCATTTCGGTTAAATTTGGTACAATCTTGCTATGGCCCATGTAAAACTCACGCAAGGCAAGACGGCAATAATCGACGACGAGGATGCGGACATTGTTAGTCGCTTCAAGTGGAGAGCGCAAAAAGACAGGCATCGTTTTTATGCGATGGCTTGTATCCCTCAGAGCGGACGGCCAAGCAAAGACGTCGCCCTCCACCGTCTTGTTATGCGCTTGCCCCCCTATGAGGTTGACCACATAAACGGAGACGGACTCGATTGCCGCAAGGAAAATCTCAGAGGGGCGACTCACGCCCAAAACCAAAGAAACCGCCGAGTCAATGCCAACAGTAAAACTAGGATAAAAGGCGTATCCAAGCGCAAGGGGAGATACTACGCCCGAATTAGCTACGATGGCAGAACGAAATACATTGGGAGATTCAAAACTGCCATTGAAGCCGCAAAGGCGTACAACGCCGCCTCCATCAAGTACCATGGAGAGTTCGGACGCCTCAACCCCGTTTAGTCTGTTTACCAATCGTATTCCTGCTGTTCTCTCCCAGCGGCAAAGTCCTCTGCCGTGCGAGTCATTGCTTCCAATCGGTCCTCAACCTTAACAAACGTCCGCTTGGCGGCGGGAGCGTTGTTGCCGCGCTCAACCCCGGCACCCTTGCGCTCAGTCACCTGACCCCTAGCGGCCTTCGCCACATCGTCCTTGAACGTGTGACGCTTAGCCATCCAGTAGGCGTCCTCAAACTTGAATCCCGGGACCTGGCCGTACCGTTCCACGAAATCAGCGATAAGTCCGCGCTTGTCCAGTTCCTTGAAGTCGGGGAACTTGTCCATGACTTCTTTAAGCTCAACGGAGCGGGCCTGTAGCTGGACGTGCTGTTCCTGCTGCTGTAGCTTCGGCTGGACTTCACGCTGTAGCAAGTCCTTCGCGGCTTCCTGAACCAACTTGGCGAACTGTGCTTTGTCTGTCAGGGCGGCGGTAAACTGGTCGTCCGTCAGTTCAAACGGCTTGGCCGGGGCGGGGGCGTTGCGCTCGGCAATCCACTTTTGGAATCCGGGGTCATTCTTGATCGCGTTAAGCTCTTGCGCGGCCCGCTTGGACGGTTCGTAGTCCTGGTATTTGGTCTTGGTTTCGTTCTCGAAATACTCGCGGGTCTTAGCGTCGATCTTAGACGGGTCGAACGCCGGGGCCTGGTTTTCGGGCGCGGGAGTCTCCGTCACCGTTTCCGGGGCGGTTTCGGTCTGCGATTCGGCGGGGTTAGTTTCCGTAGCCGTGGATTCCATTTTTGTTCTCCTGGTTCATTACTTGAAAGTCTTTGCTTCGCCCGACTCTTCTCCCTTCTCATCATCTTCGACGGGTTCCGATCCTTCGGCCTTCCCGGTGTACTGACCGGAGATAGCCTCAATCAGCTTATCGAGCTTCGCGGTAATGTCCTGAATACCGCTAGAGAGCTTGGCGATAGCCTGGGCCTGGGCAGGATCACCCGTAGGCATCGGAGGCGGCATACCGCCAGGAGCCGGGGGGCCGCCGGACGGCGCAGGGTTCGCTCCACGGCTGGCCTGTAGGGCGTCCATCATCGCGTTAGGGGGCATTATTGGCTCCGTGAAGTGTTGAGGGCTTGTAGGGCAGGATTATAGGGCTGTAGAGTTCCGAGAGTTGACGGAGTGCCGTTGGTCAGGCTCCCGGGCTCAGACTGATAGAATTGGCTGGACTGTCCTGGGGTCGTATTGGTGAACGTCCCAGAGAGGCTTCCCGCGCTCCCGTTGTTGCCGTAAAGGAACGAGGTGGGGTTATAGCCACCGGATAGGGCAGACCCATCAGGTCCGTAGCTCTGAGAGCCTGTAGGCCCCGTAGCGGTCGCCGTAGGGGCCGTGTAGCCGGGTTCTGTGTACTGATTGTAGGGCGTGATATAGCTAGACGCCGCGCCGTTCTCAGGGGTCCCGATACCGCCAGGGTTGTAAGTGCCTATACCCTGCGCGGCGAGACTAGCGTAAGAAGCCCCGGAAGTGTAGTCCACGCCGTTAATCATCGGGTCGCCATTGCCGGGAGTGCCGACTAGAGAATTTTCGGCTGCGGAGCCGTAGGAAACCGCGCCATGAGTGGGGTTGGAAGCGGCGAGGGCTTCCCCGTAATTCCCGTAGTAGAGATAGTCGTTATTGCCGGGGGCCCCGGGATTGGGGTTGTAGTTGGCCCCGAAATCAATATATCCGGTCTGGGAGTTGACGCCGGGAATGGCGTCAGGATTGAACGCAACGGGGGCGTTGTACAAATAGCCGCCCAAGTTCCCTTGAAGGGACTGGAAATCCAAGTTACCGGAGTTTAGTCCGCTAAGTGGATCGTACCCGGTTGCGTTGTCAGGCAATATCTCTCCTTTACTTCTTGGAGAGGGTTCGTGCCCTTACCGCAAGTATTTTTACGATGGTTTACGAACTAACGTCAGTCGAACGTCGTGCTTTCGATCTTGGCTAAGTATCCCTGACTGAAATGTAAACGGATAGAGCCGTTCACCTTCTCGTCGAAAAACTCCTTGGTCTTTTGGTCGAACAGCTTAACCAAGTCTTTCTTCTCTCCGGACGACATAATGACAATCAATCGAGCGTCGTTCAAAACCTGTCCCTCGATCCGTGCCGCTTGTCTCCGACTTCACGGAGTCCGTTCTGCTTCATCACTTCGGCCTTATGGGAACGTGATGTAATCATGGTTCCGAACGGGGCCTTAACGGGGTCCGTGATATTGTGGTCGAGATACGCGCCTTTCTTCGCGTCAAAGAAAACGTCCGCGAAAGTGACCTTGCCAGGATTGCCGCACTTGTCGCATGACTCGCCCTTGGAGGAATAGGAAATCCGGTGGGCTTCCTTGTTCTGGCAACCGTTACAGGTCATTGGCGATTAGTGTAGTACTCTTGTCCGATTTGTGTCAAGGGTTATTGTGCGCTCGGAGCCGGGAGAGGTCCAGCGTTAGCCCCGCCAGGATGCGGACGCGCTGGCGGCCCCTGGTGGTGGATAACGTGATGCTCGTTTGATTTCTGTTGCGGCTGCGGAGGACGAGGCTGTTGCGCCATCTTCTTTTCCATCGCCTCTTGCTCGTCGCAAGCGACTTCCAATTCCTGAATGTCCAACTCCCTCAGTAAAGCTTTCCTGACCGCGTTACCAATCGGAGAGCCGGGGACGATTCCTAGAGCCGGGCCTTTGTCCAGAGTGGTTTCTAGTAATCGAATCTTGTTCTCTCGGTTGAGAGGGAGAGTAGAGCCCGCCTTGGCATCAACTTCAAACTCACCCCGAATCGCTTCCTTGGTGAACTTGATCCCGGTTTCATCGGCGGTAACGCCGGGAATCTTGGCGAACGTCGCCGCGATATCCTTGGCGTTCATTCCGGTAATGCGGACGAACTTGGGGGTATCTTGGAACTGCTTGACCAAGGCGATGTACTTGTCAGTGACTTCCTCTAGGAAATCCTCTAGAACGTCCTGCTTTGAATTCTGACGGACGTTGGTCCCCTGGTTCTGCTCTTGGAGTTGGTACTTGGTCGTCTTGGCGTTGGTCTTGGGAGGCCCGCCACGGTCAAGGTCTGACTGACCTAGGGCCGCGTCTACGTCGGCCTGTAGCAAGTTATCAACCGCGAAAATCTCAGACTGTAGAGCCGCGTATTCAATCGGAGTCGGCGGGGCGGAACCCTTGAGCCTCTGAATCACGGCTCCGTCAATGCCCTGCGTCATTTTGTCCATTTCCGTCTTGGACATAGACCCTTCCTCAACCGAGGTCTGACGGTTCCAACGCTTGATATGGTTTAGCTGAGTGAAGCGGAGCTTGATACGCTCTAACCACTGGGGTTCACCAAGGAAGCAATCGGAGATAGGGTAGGGCTTGTTGTTGACCCGATTAAAGGCCAGCATGGAATAATTGAGTCCCTTCATTTCGTACTTGTAATCGTCCTCGCGGAGATACTTGTCCGACTGGTCGCAAACCGCGTAGACCTTCTTGGAGTCTAGGTCAGTGACTTCCCAAAACTCAAAGAGGTCGGAATCGGAGTCCGACTGTTGATCCGCTTTGTTCTTATCCTCTCCGTCCTTTAGGTCCCGAGTGGCGATGTTAGAAGAAATGCGCCCGGTGTTCTTGTAGTTATTGTCCTTCTTAATCTCGTCCACTTTCTTTACGATTCGATGGGCAATCCATCGGCAATCGTAAGGGGGATTCTTCGACATAGACGTATCGAAGATAATATCTTCCCAGGGAACGTAGTTGATGAATATTTCTTCGGACTTGATGTACTCGGACGGCTCCGTACCAGGGTCAGAGAGCATTTCGCCAGTCTCGGAGACGTAGCCGAACTTAAGCCAGCCGTGCGAGACAATCAGGGCATCCTTCAAAACCTGCTTGACCGTGGGCTTTAGCTTCAACGCCTTAAAGGCGTAGTTAACGTCTAGTTCCATGATCCGCGCAGCACCAATGGATTCCGCTCCCTTGGGGTTGATCGTCATGTGCGGGTCACGGAAGTAGATGCGGGCCGAGGCGGTGTCAACGTATCCGAAAACGAGATTGATGGGCGGGGCGTCAATGCCTCCGACCTGGATTGAGTAGCGGCCTTCGTACTCCTTTTGGAGACGGCCCCACTCCTGCTCTTTCTTGATCTTGTCGCGGTACTTTAGTCCGCGCTTGATGCGCTCCATCCAGACTCTCGCCGTGACGCGGTAGGGGTCGTTCTTCTCTTCTTTTTCTTTAGAGGCCATTAGTCGTCCTGATCGTCGTCGATCCAATAATCCTCGTCGTCCTCATCGGGGAGGACTTCGGCGCGGTCGAGAGGTCGCGGGCAATCAAGAGACATACCTTGACCACGTTTTTCCAGTAGCAACGTCGGAAACGTGCTGAGCAGTAACGCCGAGAGTAGCCGCTATCTTCCTCTGCGTCATCGTCCCGAGCAGCTTCCTGATTTTTTTAACTACAAGAGGAGAGCGGCCCTTTCTTCCCTTCTTCGCCGCGTCGATCATGTTTTCTAGATGGGTCCCAAGCCGCAAGTGCCGAGGATTGACGCAAGGGGGGTTGTCGCATTCGTGGAGAACGCATAGGCCATGTGGGATTTCTCCAAAGAATATTTCCCAGGCGACTCGATGCGCTAATACCGACTTAAATTCCTTGCCTTTGCCTGACTCTACGTTGAAATTCCCATACCCGCACTTATTTCTAGAGGCGGTCCAAATCCAGCATGGCTCCGAGTTCTTCATAACGTATTTGAAGAAAGCCTCTTTTCTCTTCTCGGTAATCACTATTCAGACCGCCCCATGTCGTAGCCCCATTCCTTGAGCTTCTTCAAATTTTCTATTACGTTGTCGCCAATGTCAGGACGCGCAGGGTAGCACCCAGGGAAGTATACCTCTTTTGAGTTTGGCTCTTGGGCGTCAGGAGTCGGCATCAAATCGTACACATTCTTCTTAGCTTCTGCCACGGTCTTGCCACGCCCAGTCACAACCAACGGGAGGCATCCGGTAGCGATGAACTTCTCTTTTTCGTACTTCACATGGTAAAGATGGAAATGCTCGATATTCTCTTTCGTCAGGTTCTGGATTAAATGCCCTTCGGTCCTTTCGGCGCACTCCGTCCAAAACGGGTAGCCTTCCCCCACCAAAAGAACACCGAGGGCCCAATCCTCTGAAAACTTTCCCTTGTACTCCTCACCCCTAGCAATCGTAGCCAGGAAATCACCCCACTCGGTGTGTAGCTCCTGTTCGATGTAGGACGCCGGATAGCCAAGCCTAGGAGTAAATTCAAGGGGCCACACTCCTTCCTCGTTGACAATACAATTCACATCCAATTGTCCGCGATAGTCCCACTTGCGTAGAAAGTCGCCCATGCGGTAGGCGGTCTCTTTCGCTAGGCGGTTCGTGTCCTTCCCGTAAAACATGGATGTCCCTGCTTCGCCAGTGTTGAATCCGATATTATGGGTAGCTATTTTTTTATTCTCGAAATTTATATTGGGAGGCCCCACGAAATCCTTTCCGTTGAACCAAGTAGAGGCGGCAACCTCTACGCCGACCTTGCGCTCCTCAACCTCTATGCTCTTGATCTTCCCCGCGTTGGGGAGGCTCGGTAGCTGTTCCAGCCATCCGATACAGTCCGAGTTGTCCCAGAAATGACCAACGTAGGTCTTTTCCGAGCCGCTGCCCTGAACCTCGGGCTTGATAACGTGCGGAACCTGATGCTTCTTCAAATGCTCTATGGCCTGGGCGATATCCGAGAACTGTAGAGACTCAATGGGCTTACCGATCTTCAAATGCTCCATTATCTCATGGCTGAAAGAACGGTCCTTTTCTAGCGTGGTCGCAAATTTTGAAGCAACAATACTCTTCCCGCCGAACTCCCCGTCACGGTAAGCCATCCCGAAGGCGGGTTTCTTTGCTTTGAGGAGGAAAGCCGAGATATCGTCCATTCCCGTATCGTCGAGTATGGCGTAATCACACCATCCCACTCCCGCCCGCCAGTTCTTTTCTTTTTCAATGAGCCCGTCCAGGTTGGAGGATTCGTCCTTCTCAACAACGTGATAGCGGAGGTCGTGACCCTCCATTGCCAGTCTTAGGGCTAAGTCTCCAGCGCCGGATTCTTTGCTGACAAATAGAATCTTCAAGGTGGTCCCCAGCAAAACCAAGTGACCGTGTCGCCCGTCAAGGCGGTTGCCGCCGTACAGGTCAGGGAGGTCTTGCTCACGGCGCTGGCGAAGACGAGCAGATTGGCGTTCGACTGGCACTGGCAGAATGGAGTCGATGGGAACGGTGTCGCGGTTCCGAACGTAACCGTACACGCCGTGGCGAGTGTTCCAGCCGCGAATGATCCGAACTGAGTAGTGGACCCAGCCGTGACCAAGCCCGTTCCCGCCGTACAAGATACCGTCGGCGTGGTCGTCGAGGAAGCCACGATCCCGTAGGTGGTTAACGCAGATGTCGGTAGCGAGGTCGTGCCGACGGCCACGGCCTTGACGCTGAAGTTAGAGAACGCCACGTCCTGCGGCTGGACGAGCGGGGCCGCGAGGGCGGGGGAGGAGAGGAGGAGGAGGAGGAGATATTTCACCATGACCCCATCCGATGTAGGAACCAAGCGCCACTGAACGTACCGCCTACGACTGAGTGGCACATCTGGACCCCCGTAGGCGACGAGGCCCCGGAGTAAAGTCCTCCGCCGAATCGCCTTATATAAACTGAACTGGCGCTGTCGTACTGGCTGTTGTGAACCCATCTCCATTGCTTCGGGAACCCGTATTTCGGGTAGACATAGAGGTTTCCCGCCTGTCCGTTGCCCACGCCGGGGTCGCCGCCGGGAGACTCGCGCGACGAGAAGAAGCCGATGCCTGTGCCCTCGTCAGGGTTAGAATTTGGGTTCCCGCCGCTATTGATTCCATTCTCGGACCAGTTGTAGTTCGCGCCGAAGTCTGTGTTCGCCCCCGCGATGAAGTTCCATTTAAGGTGTCCCGTCGTCGCTGTGATCGTCATGTTGTACTCGATCCACCAATTCACCGAGGACACCAGGACGGTGAATGTCGCGCAGGAAACATTGGCGAATGTCCCAGATGCCACCCAAGGCATAGCACTCTGGAAGTTCGTATTGCTATTGATGAGCCCGCCCGCGAATGTGGGTAGACCGCTCACCGTCTGCGACGAGTTGAGGATGAACGCATTGACGCCCGACGCCCCCGTCGAATACCTGACGTAGAAACTTGACGTACAGTTAGACGGAGCCGAGCCAGTACAGGCCTTAGCGGGGGCCGTGGTCAGCGCGATAGAGTTGGTGGTCAGGACGTAATCCGACGTAGGCGAGAGCAAAGTCCCGTCGAGAATCACGTTCTCGCTGTTCGCGGAGGGCGTGTAGGTGAGCGTGAAAGTCTTGGTGACGCCGTTCGCCAGTCCGAGGAAGTTGTCCGTGATGAAGCCGAGCGTTCCGGCGGGAGAGCCAGGCGGTCCAGCGGGTCCAGTCGCACCAGTCCCAGCGGTAGACAGGCACTTTGTCCCGGCGCAAATATCCCCGGCATTGGCGAGGATTCCCGAAGAGGTCAAGACGCTATACTGCGCCGTCCCATTCGCCGTGAACGTCCCGCTTGAAGCGATGATTGAACCAGCGGAGGCGAAACCGCCAGCGGTGAATGTTCCGGTGAATACCCCTGCGGCCCCATTCACGGTCCCGGTGAACGTAGGGCTGGCGAGTGGGGCTTTGAGGGCGATAGCGGCGGTGTAAGTCGAGCCGTCAACCTGTGCGGGGGTGATATTCCCTGTGATTGTCCCAGCCGTTGTCGCGGAGGTAGCCGTAGTCGCGTTGCCCTGCAAGGCCCCCTTGAACCCAGTCCCGAGCGCGGTGAAGCTCGATGCCGTAACCGACCCCGGGAAATACCAGCCCCCCGAAGTGTCCAGCGAGAACCTGTCCACGTTATTCAGTTCATCGTGAAGCGTGAACGGCGTTCCGGTCAGGTCGTAACGCTCTTGGAGCGAGTAGCCCCTGGCGCCGCCCCAGTAGTAACCAGCGGCGAGATTAGTGCCAGCCGTCACCCTGGCGTATGAGCTGCCCACGCTCAATCCGTCGAACAGAAAATTGGTTGATGGCGAAGTCCCGGCCCCAAACTGAGCGGCAAGCATCTTGTGAGTGCCTAAAGTCACATCGCCAGTCGCTCCGGTGTACGGGACGTATATTCCAGCCGGGTCAGTCGTTGATAGACGTACACCCAAGCAATCAATAGTGCCAGTAGCGTACAGAACACAATTACCAACAACCACGTTAGAGGACGCATAGAGGCTAACCGTCGGTACGGTCCCGTTGTAGGTTGTCGCATTGAGTGCTAGTGTGGGGGGGCTAGTCTGTACGGTGACTCCGCTGTTAGTCGTGGGTAAGTTCTCGTTAACGGTGATGATCTGGGCATCGGCCCTCGGGACGAGAAAGAGCAGCGCGGCGGCGATTAATCCTCTCACGTTACTTTGGTCGAGGAAAGTGCGCCGTTGTTCTGGACGCTCACTCGGTATGTATGGAGTCCGTTTGGAGTGGTCAGGATGATCCCGACGCCAGCAGGGAAAGTGATGTTGAACGAAAGAGAGATAGGACCAGTCCCGTCCATCGCACGTCGGCAAATCTCGCTCAACAACTGAGACAAAGCCCTCTCATGCTTTATCAGGTCGTGGGGAACGGGTGTTGAGATTGGCACCGTCTATAGTCTAGTACGGCTGTACGAGCGTGTCAAGTCTTTGCGAGGTTTTTGTACCAACCTTCTGACGGTTCCTCGGTCTGCTCCCGCCACCAATCCATTGACCCGGGCGGGGCTTGTTTCGTCGCTGGCTGCGGGGCGTCCCAATCGGGGAGCATTGAGGCGAGAGCGTCTATCATGTCGTCGTGCTGGCCTCTCGGGAAGGCGCAGAACTGTTTAATAATATCCTCATGCGCCGTTGGATGGAATAACAGGCTTCCAGCCACAATGCGCGGCTGTAATGCCATGATGCGGGCTTGCTTGCTCTTGATGTGGTGCTTAATCTCTTTGATCCCGAAGTGTTTGTTTTTCTCGCGCATCGCGTCATAGATATGCTCCTTCAAGAGCTTTTGGAAGCCGATGACTTCCACGATCCAATAGGGGATATCGTAAAGCTCAGTCAACCGGAACTGCTCATCAATCAGGGCCTGGACGTTATCGCTCTTGAATTCTGCGTACTCAGGCAGGACCCGCGTTACCTTCTTCTCGTCCGTCCCCGTACACATCATGGCGTTAAAATCTCCGTTGAGGCTGATGGCGGGGTCCCAGCTTGCCGCACGGCTCATCAGTTCCGGCATCTTGTCGGGGTCGTAGAACTTGAACATGGAACGCTTGAAGAACTGCGCCTCAGGGTCGATGGCTTCCAACAGGTATTCCCTCTTGAAACCGTACTCCCCCACTTCAAGGCGTCTGGTCTGTAGCTTCTCAATCGGCCAGCGAGTAGGCCACAGAGGCTCACCCGCCGAATTGATAGCCGGATACTCAAACGTGGCGTATGCCTTGTTTCGCTTTATACGCTCGATTAGGTCATCCGGGTAGACGAACGTGCCAGTTACCACGATCTGAGCGTCTGGCCTCGCCATGGGCACTATAGCGCGTAGGAAGTAGTCCTCCTGATGCTCAGGGTCCATGCCGCTGTAGTCTTTGACCGGATCGTCGATGATGATGAGGTCGTAGTGCCCGCCGCGCCCAGAGGTTCCGAAGGTCAGGCTGTTGATCCTGCTGCCGTTCTTCAAGTGGAGGGCAGACTTCGACCAATCCTCGCCTTCCTCGGGGACCAGGGTACAGAGCATATCCCGGTTCTCTAACAGGTCCTTGATCCCGCTAATCAGGCGCATGGACTGGGTTTCGGAATAGCTGATGATGAGGACTTGTAGACCAGGCCGCATGATAGCCTGATGGATGGGGTAGAAGTTCGATACAAGCGTACTCTTTCCCATGTCGCGGGAGGCCACCAATAACAGCCTGGGATGGGTCGCCAGGAGGTTTTCCCACTCCCTCCAATGGTCAGGGAAGGAAAGGCCACATCCTTCAACCAGGACGCTAAGGGTTGATGCGTTGAGCATTGATGCGGGCCGCGAGGGCGATGAGGAAGTCTCCCGCAACAATCGTTTGACCGCCGCCTATCCCGGTATGCTTTAGGGCTTGCGGGGCTTTTCCGTAGGCTCGATCAGCGATGAACTTCAAGGCTTCAAGCTGGACGGCTTCCTTTTCGCTGTCAGCCAGGGCGAAGAGCTTGTCTATCCCGCCTTCTTCTTCCATAAACTCCTTGAAGCGCGTAGACCCATTCACGGAGCCTGGCTTACGCCCCCCCACCTTGGCGTGACCCTTCTCAAACTTTGGCACTAAATCTCCCACTTACTAGTGACCTTCCGCAGTGACCAGGGACGAATTTAGCGCGTTGACCTTTTACTGTGCCGCGAGACTTCCTGTTTCGAGTCTCTACGTTAGGAACTCCTCCACAGCCGCAAGCACATAGGACCGATTCGATATGTTTGTCCATCCGAATTATTATAGCCTTACTTCCCGTTTTCCGCAATCCCCTTCTCTCCGTTCTCGGCGTCGTAGCGGGCGAGGGCGGCGGCGCGTATTCTCTCGG